ATGGCGCGCAAGTCCACCGGCATCCCCGGCCTGTCCTTCTCCTGGAAACGCGCCCTGGGCGTCTCCCAGGCCCAGGCGAAGCTCTCCCGCCAGATCGGTATTCCCCTGAGCCGCAGCGGCCGCCAGCGGAAGCTGGGGCGCTCTGCGGGGTGCTGCTGGGTCCTCTTGATCCCCCTGGCCCTGTGGCTCCTGGCCTGAATCCTCCACCCCGGTGGATTACCCCAGCAAGCGGCCCCGGATCGCCATGAGCGCCGGGGCCTTTGCTTGGGTGCTGCGAAGTGGAGGCTATGCGCCAGGAACCACAGGAGGTTCGGGGGGCGCGGGGGGCACGGGGGGCACGGGAGGCGCGGGGGGGAGTTGGGGCAAGCCGGTGGGGGCCGGGCCCGCCTGCTGGGCCTCATGGAGCGCCTGGGCCTTGATGCGGGCCGCGGCCTCCTGGGCGTCCGAGGGGTTGGCCAGCTGCATGCGAATGCCGGCGACGGCGAGGCCCTTGCCCCGGGGGACTTGCCCGGCCCGGTCCATCTCCTCCAGAATGTCCGTCAGCAGGACGGCCTGGATGGGGTCTAACTCCAAAAGAATGTTGCGCATGGTGTGTCTCCATAGTGAAAGGGATGCTGGGCCGACATGGCCCGGCAGGGTCAAAGCAGATTTCTAAGCTGAAGGGGGGAGGGGAGCATCAGCCCCCGAAGTGGAGGCGTCCAGTTTGTCCACCGCCTGGGAAATGACCTGGCGCGCATACTCGGCATCATGAGCGGCCCAGAAGTAGGGCCAGCCAGCGAGGGCGGACGCGGCCTCATCCAAGGCCCTGACGGCCACGGCGGGGGCATAGATCTGCCGGTCCAGGATGATTTCCGCCGCGTAGCCCTCAGCCTCCACCACCAGGCGGAACTTGCCGCTGAAGATGTATTTCAGGAACCACCAGACTTTGCTCCCGGCGGCCTGCTGGCGCAGGTGAACGGACTCATGCGCCACGATGGCCGGCCACTTGGACGGGTCCACGTTGGAGGGGTGATAGATGCACGGGGAGATGGTGATCCAGAACCAGCTGGGGAGCCAGAACAGCCACCAGGGATGAGGGCGCAACTGGGGCTCACTCATTGATGAGCTTCCGCGCCACCAGGTCCGCGCGCATGGCCTTCTCAGCCGCTTCCACGGGGCACTCCCCGCCCTCAATGTCGATTTCGGGGATATTGACGTGACCCGTCATGGGGTCGGAGATCTGGGCAGGCATCCCCGTGCCAGGGGTGGCGAGGCCGCCCATGTCCATGCCGGTGGGGCTGGCGGGGCGCGTCACCGTGGCCACGCGGTTGCCGTCCGCGTCCAGCAGGTAGTCCGTGCGGGCATAGTAGGCGTTGCCGGACCACTTGGGCTTGATGACGCCGGCCGCGTCAGGGACCATGGCGCGAACCACCTGCATGGTGGTGATGGCATACTCAGGCGCCACGTTGCCGGCGGTCTGGGGAAGGATGATGGGCATTTAAGCCTCCTTGGAAAGTGGGCCGCAGCCCGTTGAGATTCGTTACCAGTTGATCTTGCAGTAGCCATCGGCGCCGCGCCCGGCGGCCTGGCCGGACCACCCTGACCCGCCGCCAGCACCAGGGCCCTGTCCCGTTCCACCAGGAGCGGAGGCCGTGGAACCTGCGCCGCCGGCGCCCATAGAGGACGACCCACCGCCGCCGGAATAGGCGCCGCCGGAGGTCAGGGAGGGCAGGCCGCCAGGCATGAGCCCGCCGTCCGCAGATCCACCCTGCGCATAGGCGTAGGTGACGGACAGGCTCCCACCCGCAGACCCGGGGCAGATCTTTTTCAGGAACACGCCCGTGCTGGGGTTTGCAAAAACAGGCTTGGTGATGGCGTTCCCGGCGGCCGTGGTGGCCGTGGCTCCGGTGGTGTGGTCATCGTACCCAGCGGTGGACTTTCCACCGTTCCCGTTCAGGGTTCCACGGGTTCCGCCCACTGCCGTGAGGGAAACCCCACCGCCGGTGATGGACGTATTGCCTCCGTCCCCGGCCGTGATGCCATAAACTGCAGCTGCCCCACCGGCGCCCACCGTGATGGTATAGGCGGTGCCATAGGTCACCTGGATGACGGCCTCAGCCGTCCCGCCACCGCCGCCGGCGTTCACTCCGTTGCCGGAGCCCCCGCACCCACCGCCACCGCCCGCGCCCACCACGGAGACAGTAATCTCCGTGATGCCCTTGGGGCAGACCCAGGTATAGGTGCCGGCAGCAGACAAGGCCCAGGTGCCACCGTTGGCCAGTTTGGCCACGGCCAGCTGGCCCAGCTCGTAGCCGCCCAGGTTGACTCCGGCACCCAGTTCCATATTTGCCTGGAATTGGCGCAGGGCCCCGGTGTTGATGTCATCCAAGCAGGTGGACAGGAAGGTCGGGCCAGAGAGTTTGAATCCGGCCGGGGGGTTGGTGCGCCCGCCCGCCGTGTAGAGGGTGGAGCGGATAACCGTGGTCATGGCGATTTCAGAGGCCAGGGCCGTGGCCCCGACCGCTGCCGCCGAAAGGACGCCCAGGGGGAGGGTGCCCAGCTTGGCCGCGCTCCAGCCGGTGGCAGGCTGGCCCGCCGTGCCGGTGGCCTGATAGACCGTGCCGCCCGTGGTCATGCCATTGCCCTGGCTCACGTTCCAGGCGTTGTCATCCAGCACATAGATATAGGCCCCGGTGGTGAGGGAGCCCACGGCGGGCTTGGTGGCCACAGTGCAGGCCACGGGAGCCCCCTGGAGGCTCGTCTGGGCCAGCATGGCCTGGAGGGAGGTCGCCATGTTCCCGGTGTGGTAGATCTCGCACCAGTCGTTCCAGGAGGTGCCCACGCCGTCCCGCAGGAACCAGCGTTTGCTGGTCGTGGTATCCGCCGCTCCGGCCATCTGCCAGGTGGAGTAATTCGAATTCCAGCCGCGCATCGTGATTGCGCTCGCCCAACATCCCCCGGGAACACCAAGAGCCTGGTTGAACTGGAGAGACATGCCATTGTCGGGATAGGCATTCGGAGCGAGGTTGGTGTTGCGCCGATCTACAATGACATAGCATGGTGCTGAAACACGATCACCGAACGTCCCAGTTGAACTAAATGTCCCGGTGGTGGCTGAGATGCCAGCAGCGAAGGTAACAGCATTATTCGCCTGGGATACGCGAATGGCGTTGGCTCCCAGCAACCCATTGAACAGCCCAAAATCGGGATTGATACCCCCGGTCCCAAGCCCAAGCCCCCATACGTTCCCTCCTGGGCTGGACCCGGCTGACCCAATGCCGCTGTTGTTGTTGCTGAAACTCATAGAGCATTCGTTATTTGCGGTGTTGTTAACCCGAAACTGACCGTATGCGCCGATGGTGCTGGACACCCCCAACATTCCGCTGAAGGTTCCGGTAGTTGCTGTGATGCCAGCAGAGAAGGTGGCTGCCCCACCCGAAGCTGCGAACCGCATGACCTCCACATCGGACACCATAAAAAGCATCGGAGAGCCACCAGCAGAGCCATAAGTGCTGTTGATTATCGAGCTAGTGCCATCGTTTGAGAGCTGAAGGCGGCGGTCGTTGGTGAGGTTTCCGAAATAGGCTCTATCCCCGCGAGCGCCCAGCGGTCCGTTGACGTAGAGGGAATATCCGGGATTCGCTCCACCCCCAAAATTAGCGGTGGCGGCCGTGAATGCTCCACCAGCAGTCATAGCCCCAGCCTGCCCACCAGCACCGTTCCCAAAAATGGTTCCACCGCTGCCGCTGTCCCAGTTGAGGTAGAGAGGGCTTGATCCTGATGCATTAATGACAAGGTTAGACGCGCCATTGATTCGGTTGCTACCAGGCAGGCTAACCCCGCCTATGGTGGCAGTGGTCGCCGAGATGCCAGCATCAAACGCAGCAGACAGATCATTGGCAATGGTCAGTCCACCCTGCCAATCCCCTACAGAATCCGTGATGCCGATCCGTCCCCACCTGTTAGCCGTGGCGGCGTCCGCCTTGATCTGGACAACGCCCCCGAATGCTCCACCCCATAGAGTGCGAATTGCGCCCTGGGTATATGCCCACCCCAATTTTGCACCAGTAAGGAGGTCGCCACTGAACAACCCACTGGAACCCGAGTACACCCCCGTATTGGAAATGGACGCCACTGGTGCAGATGCACCGTTGCAGAAGATGGCCCCGCCGGTTCCCGTGTTGTAGTTGATGTAGGTGGCGCCCGAGGCAGAACCCGCATCTAGGAACACATGGACGCCAGCCCCGGTACCTTTGAACCCGGTACCTACAACCTGACCGCTGGCAGTGACGGTGGTGGCTAAAATGGGCCCTAATCCAATCTCTCCAAAGGAATAGGACGGTTTAACAGAAGTCTTCGCCCATCCCCAGACGTCAGATGCCGGGCGGGCATCGCTGAGGCGGGAATCGGAACTGGAGACAGCGCCCACTTCCAAATAGGTGTAGGCCGGTTTAACAGAGGCTTTGGCCCAGCCCCAGACGTCCGAGGCGGGGCGGGAGTCAGTGAGCCTGGAGTCGAAGGTGCCCACCTTCCCGGCCAGGGCTGCGGCCAGATTGGCGTTGTCCGTGGGCTGTCCGGTGATGACAGAGAAGGCAGAGCCGAACGTCCCGGTTGCAGAAATGGTTCCATCGCCTGCGATGGTGATGTTCGTTCCCTGTTTGACGCCGCCCAGGACGGATGCGGAGGCCACGGGAAGGGTGTAGACAGAGGCGGAGATGGTGCCATCGAGTGCGATGTCCACCCCGGCGCCAGGCTTCACCACCCCGGCCAAGCCGCTGGCAGCTGGCCGGGCGGCCACGGTGGCCTGGAGGTTGATGGAGGCGTTCTGGAGGCCGTTGTAAAACGTGTCCCAGATCCCCCGCTTGTCCCATTTCTGGGTGCCGGTTCCGGCGTTGGTGAAGGTGAAGGTGCCCGTGGCGAAGGCGCCAGGCGTCACTATCACGGAGCCAAAGGAATCATAGGTCTGGGTGCCGTTGTAGCCCGTGTTGAAGTAGTCCACAAAGCCAGGAATCTGAAAAAAAATCGGCGCGAAGTAGGCATAGACGGGCTTCCAGACGGAGTCCCGCATAGCGTTGGCCTGGGTGGTCATCCCAGCGGCCACGGCCAGGCTGTACACGGCCTCCCAGCGCGCCTTGGCAGCGGCCAGCCAGCGGCGGCCCTCCGGCCGCTCCTGGTCCGTGATTTTCCAGTCATCGGCCACGTCCGTGTTGAGGTCCACCAGGTCAATTATGGTTCCCTGGGTGGGGTCCACCGGAGTGGTCACCACGACGGCCGGCCAGGTGACGGTCTGGCCTGCATCCACGCGCTTGAGTGCGAAGGAGTGAAGCGCGTCCGGAAGAGGCTGATCCAGGAGGATATTGGCCGTGCGGCCCGTGAGGGGCAGTTCCTCCATGGCCGTGGTCACATCCTGGACAGCCGTATGGATGATCGAAAAGACGGCCCCAGCGGTGCCTGAGAAGAGGGCCAGGGAGGTCACCCGGATGCCGGTCCGCCCCGTCTGGGCGACCGTTTCCAGGGCCACCGCCAGCTGCACCACAGATTGGATGGGGATGTCCGGGATCGGGTAGGCCTGCTGCACCCGGGGCGCGGGCTGGGCAGCCACAGGGAAGGTGATACTCAGGCCGGACTTGCCCCAGTCGAGTTTGGTGACCATCAGAAGGCTCCCAGGGTCATGGTGGACAGCGGGTCGCGGCCTCGAAAGACCACCTGCAGGCCGGTATAGTAGGGGCCTTCCTTGCCGAGAGGCTTGACGCTGACGGAATCAACCGTGAACCCGCCCGCCGACCGCCCCATAGAGACCCTGAGCATCCCGGTAGGCTGGGAGAGCAGCACCAGGAGATCTTCCAGGCAGGGGCGCTGCCCGTTGGCCGTGCCGATGGCATAGCCCTGCCCGGGGCGCTCATCATAGGCCGACCAGGTGCAGGTGAGCACCGGCAGGTAGCCGCGCACCCGGGTCCGCTCCCCACCGAGCACCAAGTCCTTGGTCGAGGCCTTCTTGTCCCATTCCAGGTTCAGCCCCTTGACCGAGGGGGGCGGCAGATAGACGGTCTTGACCTTCGCCCCATCCACCGTCGCCAGGAGGGCCAGGCGCACCACGTCTGTCTGTAAGAGCATCAGAACACCTCCACGAGCTTGACGTCAGCCTGGCCGTTGACCTTGTCGTCCTTGATGGCCAGGACGATCCACTTGGTGGCCTCCCCGTTGATCCGGACCGTAGCCACAGGCGGCAGGCTTTCCCACGGGGCCGGGTGGTCCGTGTCGGTCCAGAACCAGACCTCCTCGTGGTAGCGCCGGGGCACGGCAAACCAGGCCGCCATGGACTCGGACACGGCGCTGCAGGCGCTCTGGCCCCAGAGGAAGGGATGGCCGCTGTATTCCAGTGCGGCCCCACCGGCGGTGCCCCAGGCGTCCGCCAGGATGCTGCTGTCCTTGGCGCTGCTGACCCGGACCACGGAGTAGAAGTGCTCCCAGGTGCGCACCTCCTGGACCTCCACCTGGTCCACCGTGAGGTCAATCGGCGTTTCCGCCAGCCCGCGGGAAATAATATGGATGCAGCCCAGGGGATCCGGTACCGCCATGCAGTTGAGCACCTGGCAGATATGTTCGATCAGCTCGGCTGCCTTGAGCCCCGAGGGCGTGTAGCGCTCAATGGCATAGCAGGTCGGAAGCGTGCGCCCGAAGACGAACAGACGCCCCCCGCAGTGCCCAAAGATCCGCTCGGCATGGGTCGGGTCCCGGAAGGCCCCAGCGGTGCACGGAGCCCCATCCATGAGCTTCTCTGAGGCGACCAGCGTATCTTCCACATACTGGGTGGGGGTGGCCTGCAGGCGCAACAGGTGCACCTCGGTGACCAGGTCGGTGGAGCCAGTGGCCTGCCCGTCGATCCGGGCCAGGACCATGATTTCATCGGCATTCATAGCTGTAAGGGTGTTCGGATAGAAACTGGAGACGGTGCTCAGCGTGAGCCAGTTCAGGGCCAGTACGCCCGCGGCGTAGGTGACCCGGCCATAGCCCTGGGAGCCCACCAAATAGCAGCCCCACGGGGTGGTGCGCAGGACCGCATCTTTGGCCGCCGCTGGCACGGCCACCACGTTGGAGGCGCCCATCCCTGGGAGCATGACCAGCTGCAGGCCGGCGGAGGTCAGGCCCACGACCGCGCCCGCGGTTCCCGGCAGGACGCTGGCCGAGAGCACCGGCACCACGCCCGGCCACGTCACGACGGTGGGCGTGCCCCAGGCGGATCCGGACCAGGGCGAGATGGAGACGCTACGGCTCTGGTTGATGACGATGCGCCGCATCTGCAGATAGTCATAGAGCAAATTGACGGTGGGGACGCCGGGCGTGCCGAGGGTGTCACGGATGGCCAGGGCCAGGACCACATGGGCGGCCGGGGAACCCGGTGCCAGGGTGGCCGCCTCATTGGGCATGGTGGTGGCCGGGGCGTCCGTGAGTTGCGCGGTCCAGGGTGCCCGCAGGGCCGTGCTGGCGGTGGCCGTCCAGCCCGCCTCCGGGGTGCCATTCCAGGCGCTGGTGCCGGAGCCATAGACCCGGAAGTCCGTCAGACCGTGATCCAGGCTGCGCACCGTGGTCAGGTCATCGGAGCCCGGAGAGCGCAGCGGCAGCCAGACCAGCACGGGGTTGCTGACGGTGGGCGGTACGAAGCGCGAGAAATCGACACTGTAAGGCAGCGCGCTGGGCACCGAGAGGGCCACGGCCCGCTTGAGAGCATTCCGAGCATCGTCCAGGACCAGGTCAGCCAGGGACTCCGGGGAGAAGAACAGGTGGCTGTTCACCAGCACGTTCTGCACCTGCTCCAGGGTGACCACCACGAGGCGCTCGGCATCCACCTGCAGGATGGTCCAGCGCTGAGCCGTAGTGGTGCCGATGGTGATCAGGAAGTCGCCGGGGGCGATCCCATCCACGGTATCCAGCTGGATCTCATGGACCCCTTGCGCATCGGCAAAAACGGTCGCGGTGACCACGTAGTAGGCTCGCAGGTCGGTGGTGGTGGCCGCCCGCGTGAAGGTGGCGTAGCCATCATCCAGGACCGTGCCTTGGTGGATGTGATCCCAGACGTCCTGGCCAAAGCCGTCCAGGGCTGCCACCCACGTGTCCTCGTCGTAGCCGGAGTGGGGTCCAAAATGCTGAATCGATGCCACCTTATATTTATGGCCGACCGGAAAGCCAGGATACCTGCTGGCCAGGTCACAGGTGACGTAGTCGCCGATGGAGATCCAGGCCATGGGGTCAGGATCCCAGCGGATATAGTCATACCCACCCGGGACATAGGCCAGGGGCTTCAGGTAGCAGACCCGGTTCGCGACGATGCGGTTGCTGGCTGCCCGGGGATAGGGACGGAGCCAGGGATTCAGGGTGGGGTCCAGATCGTTCTCGGCGAGATCGGCCCCCAGGTATTTGGCGCTCAGGGCCGAGGACCAGTCCTGAGCCGAGATCGTGATCAGGTTGGTTTTCTGGTCCCGGGAGATCTGGCGGGGGTAGGCGAAGCCCGTGAAGGCCCGTTGCCCGTCCACGTCCACCGTCACCCAGGGCGGATACAGGGCGACGCCGGGGCCGCTGCCGCCGATCTGCTCCTGCAGCCAGGTCCAGATAGCCCCGTTGCCATCCTCCAAGGTCAGATCCTGGGCCGAGGGAGAGATCTTGGTAAGTTCTTTCTCGGCCTCACGACTCCAGGCCCCGATGTCTCCGGCGGCGCCAGTGACATCCAGGATCTCCCCGGGGGTGGCCTGATTGAGGTTTGCCGCCAGGGTCACGGCGTAGAGCCTAGACATTCTGCCCCCAGGTCTTGTTGCCCTTCTGGACCATCTCGGCCCACTCCCGGCTATTGGTCGCGACGATGATCGCGCCGCGGTAGTCGTCGCCCCTGCCCATCCCTCCACCCTGGGCCACCGCCTGGGCACCATAGCTCCCGGCCTGGGTCTGGAGGCGGTTCACCTGGTTCTGGTGCGCGCCCAGGTTCGCCGACAGGTTCCGGGAGGCGCTGGTCAGGACGTCGTGGGGGACGATCGTCCCGGAGACGTTGGGCACGAATAGCTCGTGGCCAGCCTCACCGACGATGTAGGGCGTCCCCGCCTGCACGTCGCCACCCTTCTCCCGCCCCGCAATCGCCCCGATGGCGGCGATGACGCCGGCGATGGTCACCGCCGCGGCCGGGATGGCCCACGGGCCCATGGAGGCGTACCAGGCATAGATCTTGGCGGCCATGCTGGTCTCGGCCGCGCCCGCCTGGATTTCGGCGTTGACCACGGCCGAGGTCGTGACCACCTCGTCCGCGGCCACGGCCCCGACCGCTCCGGCATTCGTAGCTGCGGTCTTGCCAGTCTCTGTGACCAGCTTGGTGTTCATGAGGGCCATCAGTTCTGCCTCTTCCTTGGCATTGGCCGCGGTCTTCCAGAGGGCCCGCGCCTTCTCCACCCCCCAGTGCACCACTTCCTGAGCGGCCATGTCGGAACCGGCCTTGATGACCGAGCCGGACATGCCCTTCCACAGGGCATCCCACTTCTGACCTGCCGTCTGGCCATGCTGAAGGATGGAGCCAAAGAAGCCCGCGATGCTGCTCTGGGCACCGCCGATGATGCTGGTGGTGAAGCCCTTCCACTTGGTAAAGGCGTTCTCGGACTGGGCCAGGAAGGCATCCATGCCGGCCTTCGCGCCCTGGGCTCCGGATTCGCCAATATGCGCTTCCCGCCCGTAGGTGCCCGCAGCATCGGCCTTGGTGCCGCCCTGGGTCTTCCAGCGGGTCAGCACTTCACCGGTATCATGGTCGCTGAGTTTGCCGCCGCTGATCTGTGCCAACTCGGAGAGTTCCTTCTTGAGCTTGGAGAGGTCGGCCTGCACCTGGTCTTTGTAGGCCCGGGCTTCCGCGGCGTCCTGGGCCGCCTGGACTGCTTCGTCCGTCATGAAGTTCTTGTCCTCCAGCGCCAGCCTCCGGTTCGTCTCGCGGCGCTGCACGAAGTCGGCCCGGATCGCCTCCAGGCGCTTGTCCAGGCCGCCCTCCTCGGCCGCCGTGAGCTTGCCTTGAAGGTCCGCCTCCATCTTGGTCCGCTCCTGGGCGAACTTGTCCCAAAGGGCCATCCGACCATTGGCGTAGTTCTCTTCCGCCTGGAGCCGGGCCTGGGCCGCCTCCTCAGGGGAATAGCCGCCCTTGGCCTTGCCCTTGTCCTCCTTGTCCTGGATCTTGTTCAACTCTTCCTGGCGCTTGCTGCCCAGCAGCTCCACCTCATTGAGCCGCTCCGCCTCCAGGGTCCGCTTCGCGCCGATCTGGAGGCCCTCCCGCTGGAGCCGGAGGAGGTCCTGCTGGAAGGTATCGTTCTTTTCTTTAGGTTCGGCACCCTGCCAATGCTTCCCCTCCTTCTCCGCCCCGATGGCGGTCAGCACGATCAGTTGGTCGCGCACCCCCTTGGTCGTTTCCTCCTGCAACTCCAGGGCCTTCTGCGCCCCGGCAATCTGCTCCCGGTTGAACTGCATCTCCTTGGCGTGGGGTGCGACTTCAATGAACTCGCTGGCGTCCCCGCCCGCCGCCACCAGGTTCTTAGGTTCAGCTTCGCCAGCGGCGTTCCAGCCCTTCCGGGTGTCGATACCGGCGTGGAGCTTCTTTTCCGTTGCCTCGCTTTCGGCCAGTTGGATCCGGAGCGAAGTCAGCCGGGCCGCGTTGGCGCGTTCGATCGCCTCGGCAATGCCGACTTGGTGTCCCTTTTCCATGACCAGAAAATCAGCCAGGTCAGGATAGGCCGCCAGCAGGCTCTTCATGGACAGGTCGAGACGTTCCTGGGCTTTGGCCCGTTCCTCGGTCCCCTTGGCGTTCTTGAGGTCCTCCTCCAGGGCCACCACCCGCTTGGTCCCCGCAACCCACTCCTCCGTGGATTTCGCGGTCTTGCTGTTGGTCTCCTGGATCTTCTTCAGGGCGCGTTCATGGGCCTTGGAGAAGTAGTCCACCGCCAGAGCCCCGCCCACGACGGCCGCCACAACCAGCATCCAGGGGCTCAGGAAGCCCATCACCGCCGTCCCAAGGTTGCCCATCCGGGTGGAAGTGGCGGCCACCTGCACACCCATGGCGCTGATGGTCGGCACGGTCCCAGCAGCCAGAATGGTATTGAATCTCATGACCATATCGACCGTGCCCGTAATCGCCGGGAGCAGGGCCACCTTGAACCCCACGGCCGCCAGCCCCACTAGGGCGGGCAGGCTGCCCAGTGCGTCCCCCAGACCCCGGAGGAAACCGCCCACCAGGTTGATGGCGGCCGGAGCGACTCCGCTGAACCAGTTGGCGAGGCTAGTAAGCCCTGGCATCACCTCCAGCGCTACGCGGGTCTTCAGGCCCAGAAACGCCTCATCCACGTCCACCATGCCCTTGCGATAGGCTTTGATGGTTCCCTGACTCTGCTTATCCAATTCCAGGCCCAGTTCCTGGGCCTTCTTCCGGGCTTCCTCCATGACCTCGGGTGTCATGGCCGCGAATTTGAGCATTTCTTTGAAGGATCGCCCAAAGATGGCCTGGGCCGCGGCGTCCCGGTCTGTGCCGGCCGCATACTGGCTGAGGCTCTGGACCACCTCCGGGAGCAGAATGTTCATGTCCCTGAAATTGCCGTGGGCATCGCGGGTCTTCACGCCCAGGGCCGTGATCGCGCCCTCGCTCTTGTTCAAGGTCTTGACCAGCTTTGACGCGGCGTTTTCGTAGGTGTCCACATCTCCGAACACGGAGTGCACGGCGATCGCTGTCACCGAGGCCTGCTGCGCCGTTCCGCCCATGAGGCGCTGAAGCCCGCCCACCTCCTTGGAGAACCCCACCGCGCCGTCAATAGCACTCTTGAAGAGGGCTCCGCCGCCCAGCAGTGCGGTGATCTTCAGGACCGGGGTGGCGAAGTCATCCACCACCTTGGTCAGGCTGCTGAAGTGCCCCTCCACCTCTCCGGTGGCACCCTTCACCGTCTGGGAGAAGGCGCTGAGCACGCCCATGGCATTCGATGCGTCTCCAGTGATCAGGATCTTCATCTCATTGGCCATGGGCGGGGATCCTCAGAATTCTTCTTCGTCGTCGTCGTCAGCGTCGGGGGGATCGGGCGGGGTTCCGCCCTGGGAATACAGGCCTAGACTGGAGTGCCAGCAGACCTGGCAGTGCCTCAGCACATCCTGGGTTTCCTTCTTCAGGTGGTCTTCGGCCAGGCTCAAGGCGGCATCGAAGGGGAGCTGGGCCGCCTGCTCCCAGCCCCCCACGATGGGCGTTAGGAGCCGGCGGAGCGGGAAGCGCCCGTGCGCTTTCTCTTTGTCCCTTGTTTCTCCACGGACGGCTGCTTGGCGGGATCGGAAAAGGCGAGGGTGACGCCCAATGATCCCAGCAGCTGCTCGAAAAAACCCAGGATCCCCGCGAAGGCTTCCCTGTAGGGCACCTCCGCCGCCCGCTCCTCCAGCTTGGTCAGAGCGGACGGGTCCCCTTCCGCCAGGACCAATTCCACCTCCGTGGCCGTGAGCACGGCATTGAGTCGGCGCACGGTGCGAGGGGTGGACGCCTGGATCACGGTCGCCATGAGATCGCCCAGCCCGGAGGCATCCCCGGACTGAATTTTGGAGAAGGCCTTGGCGACGGTGTCCGCGCCGAGTTCGCCGAGGAGCGGCAGGGCCATCTCCATCCTGCGGGTGCTGGGAAGCTCCATGGTCATCCCCTACAGGGCCGGAGCGGTGGGATCGTCGGTGATGACGACCACACCGAACCCAGCGCTGTTCATCAGGTAGGGGCTGCACATGAGCTGGAGGGTGAGCTTGGCCTTCATCTCATCCTTCTTAGACATCTTGAGATCCAGGTCCGCATTCAGCAGCATGTTGCAGAACAGGTAGTGGAAAAATTCCCCCGGAACGTTCTGGCTGGGCATGCGGTACAGCCCACAATACGGGATATTCCAGCTCTGCGGACCCAGGAGCCCGATCTGCCGAGCAGCGACGCCCGTGGCCGCGGCCACAGTGATCAGGTCGGCAGCCTGGCTCCCGAACATGTCCACCAGGTGGGCCGGATCCACATCAAAGGCGGTGAGTTCCGCGGTGGCGGATTCGATGCCGGTGACCAGGTCCGTGGCCGGGCCATTGTTGGGGTCGAATTTGACCGTGGAGGGCTTGATCTTCAGCCCCAGGCCGCCATTATCGATGTTCACATACGGCTTGAGGCCGGCGGTGAGCACCTTCTTGGCCGCCGCCATGACGCCGGTGGAGCCGAAAAACAGCTTGTAGTAATCCTCCTCGGTGGTGATGCCGGTGGTCGGCGCCGGGATCAGGTAGAGCTGGCCAGGGCCAACCCGGCGGTAATTGATGAGTGCACTGGTAAGGGCCATGGCTCAGATCTCCTCAGGAGAAAGGGGGGAAGGGGTGCCCTCAACTACGACCACGCCCGGAATGGTCTGGACCTGGTCGGCGGCGGAGGCGGGAATGGGCGTGGGAACCCCGGCGGGAAGCCGAAGGTCCAGGGCAGGAAAAACGGCAGTGCAGCGCGTGCTGGTGACCCAGACCATGCGGTCAAGCTCGTCCCCGAGTACGGACGGGATAGGCTGGGAGGTCAGGCCGCTGGAGGCGTCCGACCCAGCGATGGCCATGAGGGTTGGCAAGGGTTGCTTGCCCGAAACTTTGGACATGGTTACTCCACAGGCGAGGACAGCCAGAAATAGGCGGCCTCGAAATCAAGGTCCGCTCCGGCCAATTGTTTATTGGAGGTAGCCCCGAACGGCGTGAAGCCGCTGTAGGAGAGATCCCGGAGCAGCCCTCCCAGGAAGGGATCCTGCAGCAGGGTTCGGATGGCCCATTCCCGCAGGTCCCGCGTGGCTCGGAGCATGGGCCCGATTGCCCGAATCTCCACTCGGACCAGCGCCACCCGATCCTGGCCTCCGTTGGCGTCCTCATCGGAAGCTTTTTTATCGTCCGCCAGGTAGATGCCGAGGACCGGGAGTTCCTCCTCCTCCACCGGGAGCAGGTCGTGATCCAGGATCTTGCCGTCCCCTTGCAGGGCCAGGGGGCGGTCGGGGGCCTCGGTCAGGAGGTCCACGATCTTCTGAATAATGGCGTCGGGCGTGGTGGCGGCACTCATGGCTCCTCCAACCAGATGACCAAGAAGCCATCCTGAAGCCGTGTGCCTGCGGATTTAGCCTTGGCCGGCACGCCGTTGACCGTCAGCAGGCACCCCTTCTTCAGGCCCGGCAAACTGCCGTGAGCGATGGCGACTGACCAGGTAGCCCCGTTGACCAGCAGATGTCCGCCCAAGTCCTGGGGATCGGTTTCCCGGTCCTCCAGGCCCTGGGTGGTGAGGCTCCCGAAGGAGACGCTCACGGCATCGGGGGAGCCCGCAAACATGGTGGCCAGATCAGCCTGCAGGTCGATGGCCATGTCAGCCCTTCATCTCGAGGTATTCCGCGAGCTCTTCATCGGTGAGGGCATCGCCCTTGGCTTCCAGTTCCAGCACCCGGGCGGCCTTGGCGACGTCGGCGGCCTGGGCACGGTGCTCCTGGAGGCTCACGATGAGGGTCGCCTTGTTCTTGGCGCCATCCAGGGTGAGCCCTTCGGCAAGGGCCAAAGTGAGGATCTCCTTCTTGGTGAGGTCGGCCAGGGCCACCTCTGCGCCGGCAGCGCCGAGGGTCTCGCCCGCCGGCGCCATGGACTGCAGCAGGAGCGGGTTGACCTCCCCTTCGAAGTCCACCACCTCGCCTGCCCTGAATTCGATGGGGCGCAGGATCTGAAAGCGGTCATCGCCGAGGGCTTCCAGGTTATGGAAGCGCTCTACGGCTTGTTCCGGGGTGAGGCCGATGCCCCCCCCGCTGAACCGCGCGCTGAAGCCGATGATCTGATATTTGGCCATGGTGTCCTCCAGCAGGAGGGTGGCGGGGTTGCCGCCACCCTCCCGGGGTTGCGGGTTAGGTCAGGATCACCTGGCAGGTTCCCTGCCACAGGCCGGTCCCGGCGTTGCGCCAGGTATCCACGCCGTACTGGTGGGCGTCGTTGTCGAACTCGAACTCCGAACCCTCGGCCTTGGCCTTGATCTGAACCTTCTCCTCCTCCTGACGGATGAGGGGCTTGATGTTGCCATCGGTGCGCAGGATCACGAACCGGTCGGTCCAGGTGTTGAGCCGGGCGTTCTCGGCCACGCCGATCTGGATGCCCACGAGGCCGGGGATCAGATTGATGGCGTTGCTGGTGAGAACGGTGTTCTTGGTGGCGGCCTCGGCGATGAGCCAGAGGTTGGTGGGGACCATGACCAGGAACTGGCTGGCGCCCTCGTTCATGAGCTCGCCCTGATCGTCCTTGAAGGCCTTGATCTGGGCGATGCCCAGGAGGATGGCCTGCTGCATTTCCTCCACGCTGGGGGCGGTGGTGGCTCCATGGACCTGGGTGGGCAGGGCGGAGATGTCCACGGAGAGCTTGTTGCTCTGGACGCCGCTGTTCTTCTCGGAGTGATCCGTGGCGAAGAAGTACTTGCCATCGTAGGAGACGGTGGTGGCGCCGTTGAGGATGAGCGTGGACAGCAGCTTGGCCCAATGGGCGTTGGTGCGGTCCGCCATGTCGTTCACGCGCACCATGACCTGGCCGGTCTTGTCCCGGCGGAGGTCCCGGAGCTTGAACTCGATGGTGGCCTCGAAATGCAGGTTCTTGATGGTGATGCCGTTTTCCGTGAAGCCCTTGGCATGGCGGCCGTCCACCCATTCCTGCATCTGGGGGGACTGGGTGAGCCAGGCGTAGGTCTCGGAGCTCTGGTCGCTGGTGAAGTAGTTGGACACGAGGCCAACCCAGGACGCGCCGATGTTCTGCTCGAGCCGCAGGAAGTAGGTGCCGATGATGGCCCTGCTGGTAATAAGTTCCATGATGTCCTCCGGTTACTTGAGCATTTGGGTGATGGCGTTCACCTGGGCAGCGAGTGAGGCGATCGCGTTCTTGGTGGGGACGTCGGTGATGGCGGCCAGGGTGGTGGTGGCGGTCCCGCCGGAGTTGTCGGTGAGCGCCGTGAGGATCCCCCCGCAGCACTTCTCGAAGGTCACCATGCCCACGCCGCTGGAAACGTAGCGCGTGAGCTTGCCCACATAGCTGTTGCCGGTGGGCGTGAGAGTGAAGGTGTCGTCGTCGGCGGCGTAGACCGCCTTGCCCACGTCCGTGATGGCCAGGCCGTTGATGGCCAGCTGGACCCGGCCCTCGGCGACAACGATGACCCGGGCGTCACCGGCCTGGCCCAGGGTGTTGTCCATCCTGGCTTCGGCGAAGCCGACGAACAGGTCGCCGGCCACCAGGGGCCGGACATAGCCGGTGGCGAGGTTGAGGCCGACCGCGGCGCCCTGGAAAATCTTGGCGGCGGTGGACAGGTCAAAGGCGATCCGGTCGCCCATGGCGAATTCCCGGATGGTGTTGAGTGCGAGCGTCGTCATGGCGGGGCTCCTTATTTCTTCTGGTCGAGGATGCGAGCCTGGCCGGCGGCTTCAGCCTGCCGGAAGGCCGTGTAGACCTGCAGCGTCCCGAACTCTCCCCGGACCTCAGGGCTCTTGTCCCAGGCGGCCTTGCACTGCTCCTCCAGGGGGAGGTTGCTCTCGACATCCGGCGCAGGGATGCTGGGTGCGGGGGCGTGGGGGGCCGGTTTCGGGGCGGTGGTTTCGATGTCGGTCATCACGCCCGCGCGCTTGGTGCGCTCGGCGACCAGGACCTGCATGGCCGCTTCCGGACCAGTGGTCTTGCCGTCGAAGGCGAGCTGCTGGACGAGCACGTCGTGCCCGGGGAGGCCGGAGGCCAGGACAGCCTGGATCCGGTGGCGTTCGGCGGTGGCTCCCAGGGCGTGGCCATCAGCCACCAGAGCCGCTGCGACGTCAGGGTGCTGCGCCAGGATTTCTTCCTTGTTCATGGTTGTCTCCATCAAAAGGGTTGAGGGGTTCAGCGCAGCACCGGCGCCGTGGGGATGGGCCGGACCGGACGCGCCCAGGGAAAGTTGCGTGATGAGGGCTTCCAGGGTGGCAACACCGTCCACCAGGCCTGCCTCGACGGCCTGTCGTCCTACGAACACACGGCCTTCAGCCATGTCCAGCACCACGGTCCCGGGCTCGACGCCACGGTTCCGGGCCACATCGTTCACGAAGGCCGTGTAGATGGCATCCACCAGGGTCTGGAGCACCCCCAGGCCATCCTCGGAAAGAGGGGCGTGGGCATGGGCCGCGGCCTTGTACTTGCCGGCGGTGATGACGGTGTGCTTCTCACCGGCCATGGCATCCGCACCGGAGACGTCCACGTGGGGCATCAGCACGCCAATGCTCCCCAGGAGGGTGGTGTCACCCGAGATGAAGATCTGGTCCGCCGCGCTGCCGATCCAGTAGGCAGCGCTGCACATCTGGCCATCCGTGAAGGCGAGCACCGGTTTGGTGCCCCGGGCGGAGGCGATCAGGTTGCCCAGTTCCTGGGTGCCATCCACGGCCCCGCCGGGGGAATCGATGACGAGGATGATGGCCTTCACGTCCGGGTCGGCCAGGGCCGCCTGGAACTGCTGGCCGACGAAGGAACTGGAGGCCCCGCCGGATATTTTTGAGAGGAGGGTCATCCGCTTGGCGATCACGCCTTCGACGGTGAGGATGGCCACCCCTTGGTCGATCTGGTAGGGCGCCGGCTCATTGGCCAGCGACTTGCCGAGGGAGGCCTCCATCGCCCGGAGGTCGATCTTTTCGCCACGGCAGTGCCGGGCGTAGATGGCCTGGACCTCCTCATGCATCTGAGGGGTGATCGCCCACGGGGCGGAAACGAGGTCTTGGAGTCTCATTCTTCCCCCGGGAGTGGAGCGGGTGCCGGTGTGCCGGTGATGCGGATGGGGGCCGGGGCCAGGATCAGGCCCGCGGCCTTCCGGCGCAGGTGTTCCTTCGCTTGCTGGATGGTGTTCTCTTCCCAGTCCCCGCCCGTCATGGCGATGGTTTCGTTCTCGAGGGTGCTGACCCCCATTTCCATGCGCAGGCCGGCGGCTTCCGCCTCCTTCACCGGGTCGATCTGGCTCATGGCATCGCCGATCCACATGCAGCCCAGGTAGGCCCGGCGGATGGCGGGGTCATCGAAGAAGCCAGGGGCGTCCAGCCGCCCGGAGGCAATGGCCTCCTCGAGCCAGGCCTCGTAGACCGGGGCGCAGAAGCTCTTGATCAGCCATTCCCGCCGGACCCGGAAGAAGCGCCAGGCCTCCTGGAGGGCGGCGCGCGCCGCCGTGTAGGAGGAGGTGAAGTGCTTGATCAGGACTTCGAAGGGCAGCTCCAGGGCCACGCCAATTTGGCGGAGGATCGCCATGACGAAGGGATCGAAGGCCGCGTTGGGCCGTTTCGGGTCGGCGACCTCGATTTTTTCGCCCGGGAGCAGATCCACGATGGCGCCGTTCCCCAGCTTGATGTCATCGCCCTGGCCCTTGCCTGAGTCCCCCCCGGTGAGGTTGAGTTGGGTGGAGCCCAGGCCATCGCCGAAGCCTTCCCCGGTGGGGCTGGTGACGAAGACGCAGAACATCCCGTTCAGCACGGCCGCCATGATCTCGGCGTTGGTGTATTCCCCCAGCTGCTTGATGAGTTCGATGACGGGGGCCAGGTAGGGGGCCCCCCGGCTCTGGCCGACCCGCCGGCGGTCGAAATGGTGCAGGATCCGCCGGGTGCCCCGGGAGGTGAAGGCCTCGATGGGCTCCCATTCCCGGCTGGTGGGCGCGATGGAACCGGGGTGCTGCTTCAGGAGGTGGTAGCGGATGGGTGCCCCGGTGGCGTCCATCTCCACGCCGCCGGCGCAGGTGTCGGTTTCCCGCTGGCCCTGGGGGTTGCAGATCCGGTCCCCCTCGATGATCTGGATCTTCAGGCCATAGGCATTGCCTGGGCGGCGCTTGAAGGGGAGCAGGGAGAAGACGTCCCCGCACTCCAGGGTGGAGCGGAAGACCAGGCTCTGCAGCCCGTAGAAATTGTCGTTCCGGGTGAGGTCGCATTCCGGCGATTCACAGAAGAGCCGCCACTCCTCCCGGGCCAGCTGCTCCCAGAGCTCGGCGGCGTCGGGGGTCAGCCCCAGGCGCTTGGCGTTGATCCGGGGCCGGGCCTTGATCCCGGTCCCCACCACGTTGGTGACCACCGTGTTGATGGCGCCGCCGGCCAAAGGGTTATTCCGGACCAGGGCCCGGGAGCGGTCCCGCATGGTCTCGAGGTCATAGAGCAGGTCGGCATCGGCCGAGCCCGTGGGCGTCTGCCATTCCGAAACCGCGCGGCGGCTCCGGGACCCGCCATCCCAGGCCCCGGCCACGGCCATGAGACCGCGCTGGGTCGTACGCTGGTGCATGGCCCGGGGGCTGAAGATCCCGATGGCCTTGTCCATGAGGTTGGGTTCGATGGCCTTCTTGAAGGCCCGGATGGTCTCGGCGCGGCTCATGACGGGGTGCCTCCCCGGATGCGGAGCCCGCGCCGGCCCAGGCGCCGACACCAGCCGTCCCACTTCTCGATGTTGGCCATGATCTCCGCAGCGTTGGCCCGGGTCATCTCACGACCATGGATCTTGTAGGCCTGTCCGGCGGCGACGGCGCTATCCGCTGCCATCCATTCGGCCAGCTTGCCTTCTGCTTGAGTGAGTGTGATTCCTGCCATGCCCGAAGAATGCTCCCGGCGCCCCCTCTGTTTTTGGCGAAACGTTTCGCCAAATGGTTTCAGCGGATACCGGCACTGCGCATGCGCCGGGTTTTCGCAGGCGCCGCGCCGGTCTGGAGCGGGGCCGGGGTTGCGGCCTGGACCCGTCCGACCTGCTCGGCTAGGGCCTTCAGCATCCGCTCAAGGTCGCCAGGGCTGACGTTGCAGATCTCCCAGGCGGCCGCCGCATAGACCTCGCAGTCCAAGGCCTCGTTGCGGATGTCCTCGGCGATCTTCTGGTAGACCCGCCGGGTGATCCCGGACGCCGTGCGGTACACCACCTTCTCGGCGGTGATCTGGTCGAAATAATCATCCATGAGGTTCTCGGGCCAGTGGAGGTAGCCGGGGCCCTCCTTCTCCACCCGCAGGCAGGCGAAGAAGGTGTCCTTCATGGCCACCGTATCGATGAGCCAGAGCTTGGATTTGTTGTTGGACCGGGCCACAGGCTTCTGCATGGGCCGGGAGGAGCCCTTGATCGCGAAGACCCGCCGGTGGGACCGGGCCTTACAGAAGGCTGTGACCTGTTTGGTGAAATGGCCTCCGGAATCAAGGCACGCCGCGGAGATGCGCATCGGGTAGCCGGAGACGTGGCGGAACTCGGAGAGCAGCACCTGGTCCACCTCGTCCCAGAAGCCGGCGAGGCCAGGGTTGCCGGTGACCATGCCCCGCTTGATTAGCCAGCTCTGGCCGCCCAGCCCCCAGCCGCGGACGATGTATTCCCAGCGGTCATCCTGGATGTCCCCGCCCAGGGTCAGGTAGGCCACGCCCAGCGGTACCTCGGCGGCGTAGGCCTCCCGGCGCTTCTTGAGGCCCTGGACATGGAGGTCCTCGCCGTCCCGGGGGTCCCACGGCTCGCCCAGGGAGGTATTGATCCAGGTCATGAAGCTCTTCACGCCCCGGGCCTTCTTCTTCACGAAATCGGAGGCGACCTCGCCGAAGGTTTTCCAGGGGGAATAGAGCTCGTTGAGGTGGAAGCCGGCGTGGCCCACCACCTCCGGCCGGGTGGAGACCCAGTTCCCCGCGGTCAGCATCTTGTGCTTGTGGGCGTCCGTGATCTCCCCGCCGCACTGGTCGCAGACGTAATAGGCCTTCTCGGGCTGGGGCGGGTCCTGGGGCCAGAGCACCCGGCGGGTGCCGTCCTCCGCCTTCCACTGGAAAAGAATGGAGGAGGCGCAATGGGGGCAGGGCATGAAGTAGCGGCGCTGGTCGGACTCTTCCCAGCTCTTGGAGATGCGGGAGGCCCCCTTGATGCCCGGGGTGGAGACAAACACGTGCTTGCGGCGGCCCACGTAGGTGGTGGTGCGCTTGGTGGCCAGATCGAGGATGTCCCCCTCGGTGCCGGCGCTGTCATCGAACCGGTCTACCTCGTCGCAAAACACGTATTGGATGGGCTGGGAGGACAGGCCGGACGGCGCGTTGGAACCGACGATGAAGATCAGCCCGCCCGGGAACTGCTTTTCCAGGATGGTATTGCCGGTGTCTCGGCTCTTGGGGTCCGAGACCTTGTTCCGCAGGCAGGGGGTATCCCGGAGCATGGGGGCGAGCCGGGTCTTGCTCCACTTCTCGCCGGCCTTGTCAGTGGGTGCCACCCACAGCACGGGCCCCGGGTTCAGGTCCATGATCCAGCCCAGGGCGTTGTGACAGATCTCGTTCTTGCCCACCTGGGCGGAGGACATGATGGTCACCGTCTCGATGCGCCAGTCCGAGATGGCGTCCATCGGGCCACGCTGATAGGGGGCCCGGGAGCTTTTGTACTTCCCATGCTCGGCGCAGTTTTCGGAGCTGAGGAACCTCCGAGCATCCGCCCACTCCGTCACCGTCATGCGCGGGGGCGCCGCCCAGTTCCTGCGCACCCGGCGCATGACCTGGCGCGCCTTCTCGAGGTCCTCGGGCGTCACAAAGGTAGTCACCATCATGCGGTTTCCAAGACCTCGTCGCCCTGCTCCAGTTCAGCGAGGGCCGCGTACACACCCTCATCGATCATGGCCCGGCGTTCAGCCACCGACATGCCATCGACCAACTGAACCGACACCCGGGGGCTCATCGCCAGCAGCTTGGACTTGGCCGAGGCAACGTGGGCGCTATAGATAACATCCATTGCAGCCGCGTTTACGTGGCTGCCGCGCATCGTTTCCGCCTTCATTTCCGCCATTTCCGCATCGGCTGCCGCCTTGCGTGCTTCGGAAACGGCGAGGATCGGAACGCTGGCGTCTCCGGTCTTCTTCATCCCGGCCAGGCGGAGGCGCCGTTCGTACCACCAGGGCTCCACCTCATCCCAAACGTAATACATGCCGCGGCCTTCCCCATGGCACGGGATGCTCTCGTCCTTCAGGTTGCGGACGGTCCGGTCCTCAACGCGCAGGAGCTTGGCAACATCCTTTTGGGACAGCCGGCCCAGGTCCATCGGTCATCCCTCCCTGGCGTCCGGAAGCGGAAACGACTTTCGCGGCCTGTAGCTAGTCAAATGGCGAGCTGTTGTGCGACACCCTCGTGGAGGGGTCCTGGAAGGACCCTGAATGTTGCATAATGCATCATTAATGATGCATAGCGCATTATTGCAACACTTATGCATGACACCTCCACCCCTCACCGTGCCGTCCTCAGGGCCTGGTCCATGGCCTGCCTGAACCTCGAGACCGACGTCGTCTCCACGCTGCGCGCGATGGTGGTGAAGAACTCCAGCTTTACAGGCACCCGCACCCGAGTCTTCAGGGTATAGAGCTTGATGGTTGTCTGATCGCCATAGCGAACCTTCCTGGATTGCAGGGCCCGCTCGGTCCTCTGCCTTGGCCCCATGCCCGTAGCGACGTTGTCCAGGGTCAGGGCCTTCATCGATCCCGCCTTGAACCCCTTGTGCCCGGCCTTACCTGTGCGTTGCAGGACGAGGATGGCGCCGTTGTGGGCATGGATCATGAAGGTGCGTTGATCTCCGATGATCCTTCCGTGCGGGTCACGATGCAGGTTCAGCTTCCGCGGTCGCAGGGGGTCATCGGCAGAGATGACCTTGTTCTTGAAGACCTTGTCATTGGGTATCCACAGGTAGTGCCGACCTGCCACCGGAACCTTTTGACCGCCGTTGATGGATTCGAATTTATCCAGGTACTGAGTCTCTTCAGCCACTTGGATGATCAAGCACCAGGAGGTCTTGGTGGCGCGGTCCTCCTTGGCGATCTTCACGCCTCGCAGGTTGAACGTCTCCCGGCGCAGTTTGAACTGCTGCTTCATGCGGGAGCGTTCCGCCTCCTGGGCATCGGTGCCGGTCCACTTCAGGCCAAGGGCCGCGGCAAAGGGCAGCTGCCGCTGCTCTGCCTCTGAGAGGGCACCCAACGCACCTAGGGGGTCAACCTTAACCGTTAACATGGAGGTGCTTCCCTTCTCGATCGGTTATCCATGCTTCTGCTGGAAGGTTTCGAAGGCCTTCGTAAAGAACTCTCGGAATTCCGTTGAGATCTTGTCGAAGCGCTTCTCCAACTTCTCCTCCATGAGCTGGATGCGTTTGTCCCAGTCCGGCGTGAGCTGGATCCGCTCCTTGAGTTTCCCCAGTTCGATCTGGGCTTCCTTGAGTTCCTGGCGAAGGCTGTTCAATTGTTTCCACATGGCCGTCTGCTGGTCTTCTACAGACTTGCGATCACGGGCCAACAGGGAGCGGATGATGCCCCAAATTCCTCCGGAAATCACCGCCATCACTGCGGCCGCGGAGACGATCTGTGAAAGGTTCACATAACCCCCTAAAGTGTGAAACCGGCCCGCACCTGGACCGTGTTGTGAACACCGCCGCCGGCCTGGACCGGGAGCCGCTGCTGAAGCACATCGACGCCGAGGCGCACCCGCCATACGTCCTGTTCGTAGAAAACGCCATAGGTCTGATCCGCTGGGTTCCAGATGCCACCCAGGGCTCGGGTATGAATGGGGCGCAGGCTTTTACGGAGGGCTTCCCCCTCCAAGCGGAAGGCAACCGAGGCCTGGTCGCTGGCCAGGGCTTCTGCCGTCCGGGTGGCCACCTGCGCCTCCAAAAGATCGGCACGATCGTCCTGGGCCTGAATCACCCCATCCTGCTTGAGGATCACCTGGTCCCGTTGGTCAGGCACGGCCAGCCCGGAACTCGGAGCTTCTGGTGCCTTGGCCCGGAACGTAGCCAACGCCGCCTCAAGAGTCAGCACCTTGGCCCTGGCCGCTTGGAGCTCTAGGTCCCGGGCCTGGGCGACTTGTGCGTGGGCTTTCGCCTCACCCACGGCCTCCATCCCAGCATCGTGGTTCTTTGCGGCCTGGGGCGGCGCGGGCGCCGCCACGGCAGGCCTGAACATCCGCCAGCCAATGGCCACGGCCAATATTAGAAAGACCCCCATGGCACCCACGATCCAGGACCGGGGAACACGTGGGAGCAGCTTCTCCATCTCAAAGGGCAGCACATCTACTCCCGCGCAGGAAGGCGCGCCCGGATCTGGGCGCGGTAGTTGGCGTTGTGAAGGATGTAGCCCCGGGTCTCTCCGGCATGCGCTTCGCCTGTGACCCGGGGCAGGGTCCGGAGCCAGGCGGCTTGATCGGTCAGGCCCAGGGCCTGGGCAAGCCGTTGGGCTTTGCGTACGGAGCCAGGGCCTGCGTTGTAACCGCCCAGGGCGGAGTCCAGGCCACCGCAGTAGGCCTCCAGCCAGAGCATGTAGGCGTGCTGCGCCGGGATGGCGGCGGCAGGGTCGCGCGGCGAGCTCCCCGGGCGCGCCCAGCCCTTCTTGATGGCATCCGCCCAGCTGCTGGGCATCCACTGGGCCGGACCGAGGGCGCCACAGGAGGACACCGCAGCCGCGTTGAAGCCGCTTTCGGCCTGAACCTGGGCGGCGCGGTCCACCCAGCGCGGGCCGGCGGCAGCAATGAAAAGGCCCTGCCAGGGCACAACCTCACCAGCCAAAGGGCGGGAGGGGGCAGCCGACAGGGCGAGCCCGACCAGAAAGGCCGGGATCAAGAGCCGCTTCATCGGAGGACTCCAAGAAGCAGGCCCACAATGCAGGACAGAATCAGTGCAGAGAGCAGGGCCCCGGCGTTCCGGGTCTTCTGCGCCTTCACCTGGGGATCGTCACCATCGGCCCAGATCAGGAGCCGTTTTCCCAGTTGGGTATTCTCCAGCACCTGGAAGAGCGTCACCCCGGACACCGCGGCGAGGATCAGAACCGGAATGGCCAGCCCCATCCGGACGAAGGCGAGCCGGGTCTGGAGGATCGCCTCCCAGACCGGGTTTTCGGCAGGCACCACCCGGCCGGCGATGGCGGCGGCCCCGAAGAGGACCACCACGACGAGCAGGACCGCAAGGATACCGGCGATCCGCACCGTTCGCTTGCACGTGTCGGGATGCAGGTTGTAGGCCGCGGACCACAGGTCCTTGAAGAACTTGAACATGGGGAACCTCCAAGGGAATGGTGGGTCCCAGGGGGTATCAGCTTTTGGCGAAACGTTTCGCCAAATCAGAAAAGGCCCTCAGAAGAGAGGGCCTAAGGCAGGATTGGCATGCTGATCCTCCAAACCGTCCACCTCATCAAGTAAAAGAAAACGCACGGTTCCGCCAACCAAACCGTGGGCCTTGCCGGCGGAGAAGAACATCTGGATCCGTTTGATCCGGGGCTGACATCTGCCCTTGGCTTTGGCCCGGGCCTGCTGGTTGGCGTTCATGGGTTCCTTTCTCGGCTGGTGGGTACGCCCCATCCGGAGACCTCTCCGGCATCGTCATCCGGAGCGGGGTTCATCAAGGAGGCCCAAAACCAGTAGCCATGCCAGAGGGCCGAGGCCGCGAAGCAGAGCCACATCCACACGGGAGTATTGCTTTTAGGCATAGGGATCTTCCATCAGGTTCAGCGTGGGGATGGGTGGGAAGTGGGCGGCTTCGAGGCGCTTAAAGAATTACCCGCAATAAATTCCGGGGTCAGGGTTGGCGCTGGTTCGGGCCGGGTGTCCCGCCCATATCCCGCCCGTCCAACCCGGTTTTTTCGGCGATGCGCTGCTGGGCGCCGATCACCCGGCTCATATCGCGCTCGATGTAGCCGTCTGTGGTGCGGATGTCCTTCTGGCCCAGCACCCGCATAATGTCGACCATGGGCACCCCGTCCTCGGCCAGCAGGGTGGCGTAGGTTCCGCGCAGCCGGTGGCCGGTGAGCCGGGGAATACCCACGGCCGCGCAGGCGGCGTCCATGACCGCCTGGATCTGGCCGGGGGTGATCCGCTTTCCCTCCCGGGTGAGCACCATGGGGCCTTCGACCTGGGCCAGGGGCGCCAGCAGCTGCATCATCCAGGCCGGAACCGGCCGGGCCACGGACTCCAGGCCCTTGGTCTTGCCCGGGGTGTAGGTCGCCCGATCCAGGTCGAACCATTCCCACTGCGCCTTCCGCGCCTCGCTGCCGCGCAGGCCCAGGCCCAGCATGATCCGAATGGCCAGGGCCACGGCCGGCTCATCGGTGGTGAGTCGGTCCACCACCTCCAGGAAAGGGCTGGTCTTGCGCACCGGCAGCCGGCGCTTGGGGACCTTCTGCAGCTTGGTCTTCTTCACCTCCCAGCCGATGACCCGGATCATCTGCAGGCGAAGCGCCCATTTGCAGACCACCCGCAGGTAGGCCAGCCACTGGTTGGCACTGCTCATGGCGTGGGTCGTCAGGTAGGCCAGCAGGCCGTCCTCCACCCGCTTGGTGGTCAAGGCGCTGGGCGGCAGGTCCGTCAGGTCGCCCAGGTGTAGGCGGCCGAAGGCCTCCACCGCCGTCACGTAGGCGGGGCTCCTGCGCGGCGGGGTGTGCTTCTCACACCAGAGCTGGACCAGCTTGGCCATGGGCACCTCCGGCTCCTCGCCGCGGCTGCGCATCTGGGCCGCGGTGTAGGTGACCATGGCGAACCGCTTGGCCTTGGTCAGGGAGGTTTCCCCGGTGCTGAGCTGCCGGCGCCGGCCATCCAGCCAGAACCGGATTTGCCAGATGCTGCCTCCCTTCTCTTTGAAAGGCTTAGGAAGCATGGACGCCCTCCTTTCTGAGCATCGTGATCAGGTGAAGGGCCTGGGACGTGGCATCGTCCAGGGCGTTGTGGTGGGTGCCCGACCGGTCCAGTTTGCATTCCGGGTACAGGGCCTTTACCGTCCGGTAGCAGCGGTCATTCCAGAAGGACCAGGGCCGGTCGATCCCAGCCCGGTCGTAGGCGGATCCCAGGACGACATTGTCGAAGGCGGCGCCGTTGCCCCAAACCCGGACCTCATCGCGGTGGCCGCAGGGCGTCATCCAGTCACGGAATGCCCTCAAAGCTTCCAGGAAGGGCATGCCCTTGACGCGGAAGGCGTCCCTGGCCTCCTCGGATTGCTTCAGCCACCACAGGACGGTTGCAGGGTCGATGACAGCCCCCCATTCCACGCTGCTGGCGAGATCTACCACCTGGTAGAACCGGGGGCCGAGGATGCCGTGCTCGAGGTTGAAGGACACGGCCCCGATGGCGATGATGGCGGCGGAGGGTCCGGTGCCCATGGTTTCCAGGTCAAGCATGATGTCGTTCACTTTTCGGTTCCTTTCGTAAGGGCGGCGCGGGCCTCGCACCATGTCCTGCAGGCGACACACTCCCGGCCGTTGGAATCCCATCGGCCGGGGTGCTGGTGGTCGTGGTCTGGGGCGCCGCCGGCTTTCCCGGCCCAGGCCAGGAGGTTGCCGAGATGCCGGGCCAGGGGGTTCACCGGGAGCTCCAGGGGCCGACTCATGCCGCGGTGGGGTCGATGAGTTCAACCACGGCGGCCAGCACCATGAGCGGGTTGATGCCCTGATCCTGCATCTCCCTGGCGATCTGCTGGCCCAGGTCCAGGTAGGGCAGCCCCTTTTCCTGGTGGAGGCCTTCCAGGACGGCCACGTAGGGCTTGAGCTTCTCCCGCCAGGCCATCCCGTAGATGGTCCGGACGGTTTCCCGGGTCTGGTTGAGTTGGTTGGTGATCTTGATGGCTTGTTCGATGCTCAC